AAGCTTCCGTTTTGGCATGGAAGAAGAGCTTTTCGGATTCCAGATCGTGAGTGGCCTGCACGGTGTACTTGGTCAAGCGATATGTGGAGTACAGGTTAACGGCAGAAATGATACACGATGCAATGGCCGCGAGGGCAGTAATAATGTCAATCGACATGAGAAACACAACCTTTCTGAAAGGATTGTATCACGCAGCGGGAAAGCGGACAAGCCGCTGACCCGCCGAAGAGTGCGGGAGGAAGGAGGAAAAGATGGACGAAATGCTGAAGGATCTGAACGGGCCGTGGAGCAACGCGGCCTGCATGGGCTACTGCCTGATCGCAATGCGGCGGGCGGGGCTGAGGCCCACGGCACAGCGCCGGGTGCTGCGGGTGCTGGAAGGCGTATTTGACGATGTGAGTGTGGAGAAGGCCGAGAAGGCCGGATATGACAATACGGAGGAGTAAGAAATGAACCGTTACATGATCGTGATCCCGGCGAAGAACCGGAGTTTTCTGCTCAAGTGCGACGAGGGGGACGGCGCGAAGCTGGAGACCCTGCAGAAGCTGGTGAGCGGATATGTGGAGACCGTGCCGTCGGCGCTGGACGCCACCTGGGCGCGGGAAGAGGCTGACCGGCTGGTGCTGCTGGTGGATGAGGATGGCCGAATGAAGTGCAAGGCGGCGAACCGGAAGGCCACGCAGCTTGCTCCGGCGGACGTTACGGCGAACGGTAAGCTGCCCATCGTGGGCGCTGCCGTGCTGATGTTCCAGCGGGGAGACGAGCTGCTGGGGTTTACAAAGCACGTGGCCGACACCATTTGCAGCGAGTGGCTGTGAGGAGGGGATGACCATGCGGAAGGCGAAGGTGTGGGACGCAAGGCAGCTGCCCGCGTATCTGACTGTGGCACAGTACGGTGAGCTGATGGGCATCTGCCCGAAGACGGTGCGGCGGATGTGCCAGCGGGGCGAGCTGCCCGCCCACAAAGAAGGGCCGAGGTTGTGGCGCATCGACAAGAACGCCGCGCTGGAGCAGCGGCAGGAGACCATGGAGCTCTGCCAGCGGAACGCCAGGAAGGCCCCGAAAAACA